GCGAAACGGGCGCTTTGCCAGGCCGAAAACCGGGCACACGGGCGACGCGGGCAAACTCCTTGGCCACACTTTCAATCTTTTTGGTTACTTCTTCCGCGGGAATTTCGAGATCCAGCTCGCGGCGGCAAGTTGCTTCAGCCATGGAACAATCCTCTCCTCGGTAAGCAATACGGCGACAATCAAGTCTTCGTGAAAGTATACGTTGTGAAACCACATGCTGTGAAATGGCTAGCTGGTCTCGATGGCATGCGCACAATTGTATTGCGGAAAGCCCAGGCTTGTTGGCCGCTCCGCGGCCGCACATGAACTTTGCTGAAGCCAGACAGGTAAGAACCTAGCTCGCAACGCAAACTAAGAGTATAGGCGACGCTGCGAAGAGCGTCAATCCGCCGCGGCAGCACGGTTCAACGCCGTCGTGAAATCGGCGTGGAGAAGCCGATGGAAAAGATGTTCTCCGGCTTCGCGGCGGGCCGAAAGCCGTCCGGCGAAGTAGGCGCGCGAGCCGAGGCCGCGCTGCACGGAGTCGCAGATGGCCATGTCTTCGTCTTGCACTTTTTCGCTCACGGCGATGCTTTCTTTGTGGCGAGATTCGGCGGCTGCGCTGGTGTCGGCAAAATAGTAGTCAAAGATGACGGCGCAGCGGTCGACGGCGAGAGGAAGAACGAGATTCGTGTCCATCACGCCTTCGTAAGCGTTAATCATGAAATTTGGATAAAGCCAGAGGTAGAAGGCGCGGCCTTGCCTTGTGGCTGCGACGCCGGCCTCCGAGGACGAGCCCGGAGAGAGCGGGCTCGATTGCAGGCAAGCGCGCTCAAAATTCTCGATGGTGTATTTGGTGTATTCGATGACGCTGCTCAGGCCTTTGTGGGCGTGCGGCACGTGATAGCCGCCGTCGAGATAGTTATCGACGTAGACTTTCCAATTGCAATTGAGGGTGTAGATGCGGCGATCGAAAAAATGCAATTTCTTCGAAAGCTCGAGCGGGGCCACCAACTCAGGCACAACGCCCAAAAAATCGCGCAAGGGTGCGGCGCGTCCGTCCAAGTTTAGAAAAACAAAATTCTCCCAAATGTCCACGCGAATGGGCGCCAAACCATTTTTCGCGCGGTCGAAGTTGCAGACGTCTTCAAATTCAACCATACCTTTGAGCGCGCCGTCGTTTCCGTAGGTCCAGCCGTGGTAGGGGCAGCGAAACTGCTTGGCGCATCCCTCTGCTTCGGTGACAACGGCCGCCGCGTGGTGGCGACATACATTATAAAAGGCGCGCAACCGGCTATCTTCGCCGCGTGCGACAATGAGGGGTTCGCCTGCTAATTCCGCCGTAAAAAATTGACCGCGATCGAGCACTTGATGGGCGCGTCCCACCACTTGCCACGTCGCGCTGAAGACGCCCGAGCGCTCGAGTTCCGCGATGCGAGGATCGAAGTACCACGGCGCGGGAATGGTCCAGGCTTCTTCCAGCGGATCGTACGGGTTATAGAGGTTCACGACCTCGCGGATACTGCGGTCCATGCCTGCTCCTTGAAGAACCGATCCATGTCAAAGAATTCGTGGATGGCGCCGAAGCACTTCATATCGCGAATTCGGCGGGAATTAAAGAGACAACCGTCTATTGAGGTGCAAATCGCGCGGCGCCTGGGGCTTTAGGCTTTCGCGCCGCTGGTTGTCCAAAGCCTCTGCGGGAGAAGCTGCCGCTATCCTATCTATGGGCAGAGGGCTTCTCGTCGCCGTCCCTGCGCTCCGCGAGGAGCGCGCTTGCCAGAAGCGTCAGGCAAGCCCACACGCCGAGTTCCCACCAAAATTGCTTGCGTTCGACCAACTCGAAATTGAGGGCGTCTCCCATGGCCTCGCTGGCAGCCTCAGCTCGTGCAACGGCGCGGTCATCGCGGATCTGGTATGCCCCCTTCAGATCGTCCGGTACGTCGGTCAGATCCTGTTGGGCGCTGTTCGTCGCGCTGGCGCTGGCTTCTTTCTGCGCATTCAGGGCTCGCTGCACCCTGACCTCGGACGTGGCGTTGGCCGCCGACCATTGCAGCGCGGTTCCGACGACAACACCGGTCAGGCCAATCCAGCAAGCCAGCACAGTGTATGCCAGGAATCTATGCAGGTTCACGCTTCACGCCTCCTCCACACGGCGAATCCCCGCGATGTGCATCTTCTCTTCGAAAAATGGTGAAAAGTCCAGTAAAAACGCTGGTGCGGAAGGAGGGATTTGAACCCCCACGGCCTTTCGGCCACAAGATCCTAAGCCTTTCCGCATTTGCTGATTCTAAGCCACTTATGCTAAAGTGTGTCGGTAACTGTGGGCTTGGGAATCCGAGCCTATCCGACCTAGACATGACGAAACGGCAACGCTTCAGCGGAAGCCTGTACCTGCGCGGCCCGATCTGGCAAATCCAGTACTTCGTCGATGGCCGCCGATTCCGCGAGTCGTCCAAATGCACTAATAAGGACGATGCCCAAAAGTTCTTGAACCAGCGCATGGCTGAAGCCCGCGAAGGCGCATCCCGGCTGAAGCCTACCACGACCGACGCACTGGCGGCACTTTATTTAGAAGCACAGAAGGCCCGATGGAAGTCTGCGACATACGATTGGGCGGAGCGCATCTGGACGAAGCACATCAAACCGACGTTTGGCGAAACCAACCCCGCGCAGATTCTCCCCGGCGCGCTGGATTTATGGGTTGGAAAACTGAAGGCTGAAGGTTTGGGGCCGCCTACCATCAATCGTTGCCTTGTCATGTTTCACGCCATTCTGAAATACGGGGTTAAGAATAAGGCGCTGCGCGAGGTCCCTGAATTCCCAAAACATTTCGATGAAAGGCCACACGTACGCACTGGCCATATTGATTCTTGGGACCTGATTACCCTAGTCGGATTTATTCCTGACGAAGAAGAGTGGCTTGAAGGATTGGTTACGCTGGCCTTCATGTTCGGATTCAGGAAAGCAGAATTGGTCTACATGAAAGTCGGGCAGATTAACTTCGAGCGTAATCGAATTGTGCTCCCAGCCGGAAGTACGAAAAACAAAATGGAGCGTACAACATTTTTCAATCCAAAGGGGCAGGTGGGAAAACTTCTGAAGCGGTTGGCTCATGGTAAACACGCGGGCCATTATTTATTCTCACGCGATGGGGGAAGTACGCCTTGCCGGGATTTTCGCGTGAGCTTCGATAAGGCGGCCAGTGCCGCGAAGATTACCACAGGTAGCGGCGCGAACGGCAAGCTCATGTTCCACGATTTGCGGCGCTCGGCGGTAACGCGGATGGATGAAGCTGGGCTATCGGAAACGCAATCAATGAAGGTCGCTGGTCACTTAACGCCTGAAGTGCATCGGCGCTACAAAATTCTCAGCGATAATACGGCCCGGCAGATTGCTGAAAAACTTGACCCAGATGTATGATTGATTTTGTGCGGGCGTGGCGGAACGGCAGACGCGCACGGCTTAGGACCGTGTCCCGAAAGGGGTGAAGGTTCAAATCCTTTCGCCCGCACCATAACAGATTTTCACTCTTCTATTGCCTTCCAATTCTTTGGCAACCAAACGTTTTTATCTGTTGGATGTGGCTTCAAATCCCCAAACTGTATAACCCTATTTGTGAGACCTTCAAGCTGAACTACCCCTTGCCTTTCGTTCACATAGACAATTCTGAGGCGTTTGCCTGAGGGCAGTTCAACGAATTGGTTTATATGTGGATGTTCGTTTTCAGACATACGGCCATTATCACGGAATCCGAGCTGGATGGCGGGCAGGCGTGCCGTAGAAGTAAAGACCCGCTTGCATTACTCCCCGGAGAAGGCGTAGCTTTTTGATGCGGGGCCGCGCTGTGCTGCAAACACAACGCGACCCCTAACCACAGGCTCGCTTACACGAGGCCGATGGCTAGGGTGTATTGTAGACGAAGCATGGCGCGCCCCGCGCATTCCTTCAGCGCGAGGCTACAGCCAATGCTAAGTTTTCTTCTTGGGTGGCTACTACTGTGGATCACTGTACTTTTATTCTTCCTGCCTGAAGGCCGCCTGAAAGATATCGCCTTCGGCAGACCACGCTCGCCAAAACGCAATTAGAAAAGGGGGCCGGGTTAGAAGGCAGGGGCAACATCAAGTGCGCCCATTAATTCCGGCACGCCTTCCTCAAAATTCTTTTTGACCTCTTCCGGCGTGTAGTGCCGTCGCTGATTGTTGGCTTGGACCTTTCGCGTGGCCCATCTACAATTTCCCGGCTCGTAATTTCCAAAAGGGTTTATCCTATCAAGACTTTTCCCACGCGGGCGATTTCCCATATCGGCGAGGAAATTTGAAAAACCATCTGGGCCACACCAGCGCCCACACACTGTAACACCTTTGTTTCCGTAATCCAGCCACCCTTTGTCTTTGGGATTAAAACATCTTTGAAGCATCGAATAATAGCTTCTGTACAGGTGATAATATTTTTGCCTGTTTCTTCCCGTAAGAAAGCCATTACCCCTGGCCCTGCACATCCCCCGCCCACAACTATGATTTTTGGGGCACCTTAACGCCGACGAAGATTTGTAGGCCAGCCTCCCACAGACGCAACGACACTTCCACGCCGTTCTAGCATGGCTCTTTCCCCATTTTTTGCGAAGTTTGCACCAACCGATGATTTCAAGCCTGCCGAACTTCTGGCCTATTTCTATCGGAGGATATACAGCGTAGGGTGTGCCGTCTGATTTCAAGCGCAAGAGATTAGCCCTGGTGAAAGATGGCTGAAGGAAAAAAAGCTGGGGCCACGCTCGGAAATTCGGATAACCGGCGTGGCCCTCAATGCTCATTCCATCAAACTACCGCCGTAGGATCGGTGCAAACAACACAGTAGCGATGATGGAGGAGCAAGGAAACTTTTTAGCTGGCAGGCTGGGCGATTCCGCGTGCAATCAAACTTTTGCCAACACTTTTGCTCAAACGGATTGTCTCGCCAAACGGATAACTCACGGGCGCGCCTGTCTGGGGGTCTTCGTGCGCAATGATTTGCACCGTAATTCCGTGGTCACTGGTATCGTGGCGCGCTGCGCGCTGTGCATCAATTTCTTTGCTTGTCATTTCCATGCTCCTTGATGTGAACTTCTAACTAAAAAACGTGAATGCGCGGCCCTTTGTCTTCCACTTCTGCCGGTTTCGTTTCTTCAACAACCACACCACCATTCGCCAGCGCACTACGCAAACATTCGCCGCCAATCGGACCAATTGTTTTGCCCGAGGGCATACGTACTAGAGCTTCCGCTGGGACGGCTTTCCGTACTTCACCGCTGGGAATCTCGCCCGGTTTCACGTAATAAACCGGGACAGGATAATGGGCGAATACTCCGTTTCTTTCGTCTAGGGGGCCTTCTTCAAATTTGATGCTCATTTTATTTTCTCCAGTTTTTCCGATTCCTTCCACAGATGGAACCAAATTTCTTCGATGCCGCACTTCTTAATTGTCATCACGTATTTCAACAATTGCGGGTCCCACGCGATGTCATAGTTGTGTTTTGGGGACGATTCAAACCCGCCTTGAAATTCTGCCGCAGCCACAGAGAAGGCTACAGAGCAATAAATACGAAAGCCTGCCACAACGTACTTGTAAAACTCATTTGTGGTCGCATCATCCTTGTCCAATTTCAGCCGGAACTTCAGGGCTTCCGGCGTATCAAAAAACGAAAGTGTTCCATTAGAAGTGTTTACAAGCTCGGCCTTCGTTTCCGGCATCCAGGGTCCTTCCACCCAATATCCCGTGGTCGCATCTACCGGCGTGTCAACCACAGGCGGAAGCGGCTGCGGCTTCCCCGGCGTAGGCGGCGCAATGGCCGCCAGAAAATCAGTGAACGCCCCCGGTATCACTTTTTGAACCGTACCTGCGAGCGGATGTCCATAAATCCCGGCGTAGCTAACGGCTGTGCCTTCCACTTCGTTATAATCGGCGAATGCCCCAGCGACGCGGCATTCGCATTTTGTGTTTCTTAACAGGCGCATGGTCTATCTCTTTTCAACGCCTCGAAGGTGCGGTGGGGCCTTCTGCAATTGCGCGATTTCTTTTTCGATCTGCAAAACGCGGCGCATCGCTACGAGCGAAGCGAAAACGAATTGATTCATTCCCACGGCGGCGCGGTAACACATCCCATCGGCAAGGGCTTTCAACTGCGCGTCGGGAGAATCCGCCGTGATTCCAAGCGCCGGGTATCCAGCTAGTTTTTGCCGACTCATCGTTTATTTTCCTTCCTTATGCGGTTGTTTTAGACGAGCATCCGCCATTCTCAGGCAACACTGTTCCAGCATCGAGTGCGCTTCCTGATGGGCCGCTTTCCAACACTTTTTATCCTGAGGATCTCCGTAAGGCCAGTATGGCCCGACGCGCTTTTGCTTCTTAGCGCGGTCATCGTCATCATCGTCGTCCCAATCCCACGCGCCCATGATATCTGATGCAGTGCCCCACATTGCCCGCGCGCATTCGGCCATTTCATGGGCCATCGCACAGTGTTCCCGCACCAAAGCCATCTCGTCCGATCCGTCGGCCCCGCCTATGGCCCCATCCCTTTGTGCAACCTCGACGAATGCTTTCAACGCCTTTTCCGCCATCGCACGGGTAAGTTTTCTAAACTTTGCGATGGATTCGGCCCGCGTGCCGTTTTTCTGCGCCTTTGAGCGGGCTTCAGCCGCGCGCGCTTGCGCATCTGTACTGCCCGGCAAACTATAGAACGGCCGAGAAACAATCGAGACGTCAATGAGGTCTGCTTTTTGAATAACGCGGGTTACGCATGGCTCTCCTTGTGTGTCCGTGTCGTCCAGATAATCCGATTTGGTATTTGCAAACTGGAAGGAACATTGCGATAAATCTCCACGGTTTATGCTGGCATGGGCCGCCACATGATCGGGATTATTCCGGTCAAGTTGGCATCGGAAACGGAGCGCCTGTGGGGTATCATCAAGCTTCAGCGTGCCATTGGACAATCGCCCTAGAATTCGGTCATCGTTGTGATTGATAGTGCAAACAACGTCGCCTTGGAATCCGCCTTGCCGGATAGAATCAGCGAATGCGCCGGGCGCTACCTTTTCCCGCAGCCCTTCGCCAAGTTGGTTGTCGGGCGAAAGTTTATTGTAAGTGACAGCCTTGCCTGTAACTACGAAGTCAGATTCAGCGCGCAATTCCGCGTTCGCTATGAAAACCCTTTTTTCAAAATTCATGTTGCTCACCCCTTGTGTCCTGCATTTGCATTACACACTTCCTTTTTGCGTGTTATCCGGGTCCGGAAACGCTTCACTGAATGAAATATCTTCATGCGAGCCACGGCGCGCGTGTATGTGCTCAGAAAGGCTTTTTGCGATTATCAGTGGCTTGTTTGCAAAAAAGTCTATCGGATTGTTGTTCCACCTTCCCATGCCAACGTACTTTTTTGGAAAAAACTGAATGACATCGCCCGGCCCGGCAAGTGGCACAAGGGTGCGAAAAATGGCTACGGAAGCGCCTTCCTGGGTTTGGGCGAACACAAACTTATCAAAGACTTTCTTTACCATTGCCCATTTCGGGTTGTTCAGTGTTTCCGACATTGTTTTCTCCGCAGCTTGCTTAATTTTTTTCTTTCTGCCACGGCGCGACTGACGATAACAAGCTTCCTAGCCGTGGCTGTGGCTTGCTGACGAATCGCCCGCCATGTCGCTGCAAATCGTTGGCCGCATCGATGTTTGCCTGGGATTGTTCTGTCACAAGTGGCGGGATTTGCTTTCGCAAATTAGGGTATGCCTTCCATTGCCGCGCGTATTCCTCACGAATTGCATCCGGCACTTTCTGGCCAAGTTGTTTTTCGGTCAGTTTCCCCGGCTCGCCCGCGAACACTTCTTTTCGGCCCGCGATTCGCAGGACTATCGCCAAGAAGTTGTCTTCTTGAAAGCCTTCGCAAATTTCCACCGTGAATGATGGCCGCAGCGTGTTTTTGGCATCGCCTGGTTGAGGAAGTCTATAGGGGGCTTCGCGCCCGGTAACAACGCGCTTGTCGGGCGCAGAGGGAATTTCTTCGGCAAGCCCGCTACCAATGGCGAATTGGCCAATTTGATTTTGGACGTGCTCGGTTTGGCCGACCCGCGGCCCTGACAAATACTTAATGAGCATGGATTACTCCTCGATGCCTGCCCGCCTTTAACTTCTGAGGAACTGAAACGGTCGGGTACTTACGGCTATCTATTCAAATTCGTGTTACGGCAGTTCTTCCTTACGATCATCACTTCTTGCGCGTTTGCGTGGCTTTGAATTTCTCGAAGGCTTCCCGCCACGCTCTTTCATGTGCATCACGCTTCTGGATTGCTTCGTCGCGCCGCGCCATTGTGCTGAGCAAATCCACAATCGGATTGATGTTCGTATTCGTGGGCTGTATATAACTTTTCGCCAGCTCGCAAAGCGACCGCAAAATCCATGAATCATGCGCTGCCACTTCGGCATCCGCTTCGTTGCGTTTCTTGTAGTCCTTATTTTTCCGCATCCACTGGATGCGCTGTTTTGTTTCAGGGTCCATTGCTTCGCGCCGTAGCACGGTATATCTATGTTTTGCGTTTGACATAACTTTCCTCCACGCTGGCTACAGCGTGTTAACCCTTTCCTAAAAGATTTCCCACGGCGTACTGAGATAGCGGGCCATCTTCCGGCGAGACCGTTTCTTCCGCCAGCGATTCGACCGCTTGCCAATCCGCGTGTAGCGCCGCCGCAATTTCCGCGTACGTTTCCGTACGGCCTTTTGGCTTTTGGGCTGCTTCTTCCGCTGTCACTTGTTATTCCTTCTCGTGATAAGTCTTAACGCGAAACTTTGGAGTAATTCTTACTGGTGGCGATAGCTCAACGATATGATGTTTTTCAGGATCGCATCCGCCGCAGCAACGGTTTCGCAACTCACTTTCGGCAAATTGCTGGCTCTGGTAGAGAGTTGCGCGCCCCCAACATCCGACAATCAACCAGCGGCCATCTGCGTTGCCTCTGATCGTGAGATGTGGATAGATGCGCCGATATTCGTCGAGTGTTTTCATTTCTTCCACGCTTTGTGTGGCGTGTTAGGCTGCGGGCGCGACGGTTCTAAGATTTCCACTGGCCGTTTTGCAGCCAGATGAGCAGGTCACGGCGTCCTAGGAAGGCCGCGTATTCCATGAACACTTCCAATTCGGCGGGCGACAATCGCAGCTTCGCGTTTTTGTCGCCGATCCGATAGCGGATGCAGGCCGCGCAATACTTGTAGATCGCGATAAACAGTACCCACATTATTCGAGTGCATCCTTTAACGCTTCGATGATTCTATCCAGAACTTTTTCCTTAACGGATTCCCACGCGGAAGTCATGAAGGGATATCGGGTTCGCGTTTTTGTGCCGAGTTCCAACCAGGACACAATCCTCGCCGCCGTACGGGGCAGCCCTTTGGTTTTTCCCGATGTGCGTGTTTCTAAAACTTTGTTGCTAGGCCCGACATACGCGCTGCCTGCATAATCCTCAGCCCGGCCCTTGTACCTGATTCGCCAACTGCCTTTCTCCTTCAAGTGCCCCAAAGTCGTTTTCCCCATGCCGTCCGCTTTCTTCCTGCGCCCGCCATTTGGCGTTTGGTTTTGCGGCGTTGGTGCGGATGTAATGAATTCCTCGCGGACAAGTTGCGCCCCATCCCGCAGGGCTTCGCGGAGCACTTTCTGCGCCACCTTTTTGGGCAATGCTTCCAGATTCCTTTCGAGTTCCTTCAGGCCGTCAATTTTTACGTCTACCCAAGGATTAGCCATTAGCCCCCCTTTGCTGGGTCAGATTGTTCGTATTCAAATTCGCCATTGAATTCGTCCAGCGCATCCGTGGGCATGGCTTGCGTGCCATCGCTGCTAATCTGCCAGCGCCCAATCCGGGGCTTCATTCGCACGGTTGGAAGAAAGGCTTCGGTATCCAGCACGTCTTCGCGGCCACAATGCTTCATGTGATCGCCCGGCTTCAAATGCGCCATCGGATCGCTTGCGCCGCGTACAGGGCAGTAGAAACCGAAGCCCTTTTCCGTTTCGCCATCGGACGCGACGCGGCGAAAGAATCCGTGTACCTGCGTTTCATCATCGTAAGTTTGCGTATTGACAAGGAAGGTCCCGGTCTTATCAAAAAGACCGCCAGCCAAGTTTTCCGCTCTACGCCACAACTCTCTAAGGGGATTCATTTCCGTTTTCTCCTTTATTTCCGGCCTTTGTATCCGGGGCTGAAAATCGAAACGCTTCCACTTGATTGTGGGCGCGCTAGTGGCGAGGACGGCGCTGCCGGGCCGGAAACGTACGGTTGCCGCCAGCTGAGCGGCCCGCCTCGTAAGTCGGAATATCCGCTAACGGCACTCGCCCCGCCTTTGTAAAGCAATGCGTGCTGGGCTTGTTCTGGCGTGACCGCGAAAAAGTTAAAGCGCCACGCAAGCCACAGCGCACCGTAGAAGGCTTGGACAAGTTCGTCAGTGGGCTTGTAGCGGAGCATTTGCTTCAAGGTGCTGCCATTAATCTCAGCTTTCTTGTCTTTGAAAATTGCTTTGCCTTGTGCTTCCCAATCTGACGGCCAGTTTTGCCCGGCGAATTGCTCAACCTTCACGCCGGGAAAACGGAACGGAATGGAAGAAGCGATGATGGCTACCGTGGTGTTATCCCGTGCCGCGTTAACCCAACTGTCCATGTGAAACTTAATGGTTTCCTCGTCAAGCGGCTCTGGAATATTCAGGATCGCCCACGTTTCGAGCTTGAATAGCTCAAACTTTTTCTTGCGCGTTTCTGTCATCGCAACATAAGGCCAGATATGGATGCGCCCACCAAACCTGTATTTGGAAAGCAGCACGCCCGCTAGTTGCTGTTTTTTCTTGTCCTGCACGATGGTCAAAATTCCATCAATGGTTGGCATGCTTTCTCCTTACTCACGCCACAGTAGGCGCGGCTATCACACTTTCTACAAAGTCCCTACCGGCGACCCAATCCGGCGTACCTTCACTTGGCGGGTGGCAGGCCGCGCACAAGGCCACAACGTTCTGTGGGTCCATAAATTTGTTAACATCCACGCGCGGCGAGATGAGATGGTGAATCAGTGTTGCGGGATATCGGCACTGCATCCCATCCGTTCCTATGCGCTGGCAAAGTGGGTTTCGGTTCAATACGTGCAACCGAAAAGCTTCCCAAGCGCGCGTTTCGTACATCTTATTAATAGGATCGTCGCGGCGCTCCCTGTTATGAATCCGCTGTGCTTCCAGCGCCGTGTTAGCCTTCTCGTGGTCGGGACAATAACCACTGCGCGCATTCGTTCGCTTCCGGCATCCATTTTCCCTACAGGCTTGGTGAAGGCGGTCCGGCATTCGCTTTCTCCTGTTCTTTTCTTTTGAATTCATCCCAATTATCAAGAAAAATAATTCCCCTGTGCGTGTACGGATTGCTAGGGGCTTTGTCGGAATTCAGGAAGCGTTCAAACGCGCAAGCTATTGCCACGGCCCCATCAATCTTTTCGCGCGACTTATCTTTTTCGAAACGGTATCGGTTTTGGGAATTCCGCGAAACCACGGCGTTGGATAGATTCCAGAGGGCGATTGGGTGGCCGTGGAAGCAGAGCTTGCCGCTGACAAATAAGCGCTCCATTCGCTGAATGGCCGAATCGAGCCAAGCGCCTTGTTTTACTTGCGTCATAACCATACCGGCGTCGCGGAGATCCAATGCCATGTCTTGCGCCGCAGCCACATCGAAGCCGGTTTCAACGATGTTGAACTCCTCGGCGCGTGCCAATATTGCGGCCCGCACAGCCTTAAAATCAGTAACCAAACCTGACGTTTGTGTGATGAATCCTTCGCGCTGCCAAACATCGTATGGCACGCGATTTTCGCGGCTTCGGCGTTCCACATTTTCCTCGGGGCAAAAGAAGTCGAACAGCACTTCGTAAATCCCATCTTCTTCTAGTGGCGGGAACAGAAGGCAAAAGACCGAAAGGTCTTCAACAATGGCAAGATCAAAACCCCCGTGGCAGGGCCGCCCTTTCAATCGCGCCCTCGCCGCCGCGATGCGCTTATCCGGCGACAAAAGTTTGTCGGCTTCATTCAGGTAAGCGTTCCCTTGCTTTTCGAGCACACTGAGCTTAAAGAAGGATTCCTGCGTTTCCCTATCCGGCCACATGTTCATGGCGAAGCGCCGGAACGCTGCATCGGTGCGCTTAATCACCTTCGCATCGGCGGCGAGCTGTTGAAGATTCTCAATCTTCTGCGTAACGCCCAAACCAACGTTTGCCTTTATCCAGTTTTTTTCGTCGTAAGGATCATCCCCTTTATCCAGCTCGGCCACGAAAATAAACACGCCATCGTCGGGAATTGTGCCATCCAATACCTGTTCGGAATGGGCGCGAATTTCCCAAGCAATTGATTGCCGCGTGTGTCCGGCTGTTGTGATCGACAGGATGAGCGGCTGATTGCGTGCAATCGTGCTGGTCCGAAACACGGTGTAGAGGCTCTCGTTGGGATGATCGCCAAGTTCATCAAGAATTCCGAAGTGTATGTCCAGCCCATTAAGTTTTTCGCTGTTGGCGGCCAGCGGCGCGAAGATGCCGCCGCCTCTGAATTGAATTTCGTCTTTGTAAGCTTCACTACGTCCGATCACTTCGAACGAAGCCTCCCGCAATTCTTTCGCGTGCTCGTAGCAGATCGTGGCTGATTGAAATTTTGTGGTCGCTGCAACATACACTTGGGCATTCGGCTCGCCATCGCCTTCTGGGTCGGCCATGTACAATGCAAGCCCTGATAGAAGCGTGGACTTTCCTGCTTTTTTTGCTACCTGAACGTAGCCGGAACGGAATCTTCTGAAGCCATCGGCGCGTTTGAACCCGTACAAGTTCGCAATTAAGAATTGTTGCCACGGCATGAGGCGCAGGCCCAGCCTGTAAAGATAATCGGCGCAGTGCTGCGCGGCCGAGCGGTCAAACGCAATTCCCCGCGCTGGCCCTTCGGCGATATCGTCAAGAAAACGTTGACAGGCTTGTTTGACCAGCTTACCGGCAACGATGCGCCCAGCCAGTACATCCCGCGCGTAGGCATCGGCGGCATCGGCGCAATCTGGCCCGGATTCGATGGGCGCTGGTAGGGGTAGCCCTTGCGTAGAGCTGCCCGCTGGCGCATCTTCGGCGGCTGGGGTAGCCGATGGCTTGTACCCAGGGCGTGCCCGGAATTGTGCCGCGATGCCATCCGCCGCGCCTTTGTCCTTTGAATGCCGGGCTAGGCAATACGACAAAAGCAGCGAATCATCGGCGGGGGTTAGCACACTGCGGAATTCGTCAATCGCTTTTGCCCACCAATCGCGCACAGCGCGCTTAAGCCCCTGCGGGCGCACGGGCAGTGCGTCATTAATGCGACCGGCCAATTCGGCTTTTGTACGATGGCCTTGTACCCTGTCGATTGGCTTCCTTTTGCTCATTCGCTGCCTTTCGCTTTACATCCCGTGTCATTTACCGAACTTTGTTGGAAGATTTTTCTCGATTGGAAGATATTGCCTTCCAACACCGGGAAAATGTGCGTTGGCCGGGCGCGCGCCCGGCGTCAAACCATGCAAAACGTTTTTCGACCCCCCATACCGGGTGCCACGATCCGCTTCCAACCTGCACTGAATCGTGCAGGTACCTGCACTTAGTGCAGGGCCGCCAAGATCGCCACAGCCAGCGTATTTGACGGGCTTGCTGGCGTACTATCTAGCTGGCCAAGCCTTTTGACCGGCAGCCGTGCCGATATCGCCCTGCATCCGCCGTGACGCCGATTTACTTAGCTTGCCTACAGAGCTTTGCTTACCTTGCTGTCAATACGGCTTTCTTCCTACCTGACCACCGTTTCTAGGATTCCCCGGCGCGGCCCATCGCTTCCCTGAAGGCTTCTTCAGCCGGAAATTTGGAATTTTCAACCCACTGCATTTTGTCAAAGGCCGTACAGACATACCCTTGCGCTACTTCGATAAAACTAGAAAGCGGAAATGTAGTGGCATTCTTCCCATCCAGTCGATACACGGGCGGGTCCGCGAAAACGTACAGCGCCCATGCGTAGGCCACGATTCTTTCGGCTTCGCGGCGCGATTCTGTTGGTATCGCTTCTTCCGTTTCACCAATCAAGCTCTGTAGCTTCGACCATTCCGGCTGTCTATTACCTTTTGTGCCTGTGTCGTAAGTAGGCAGCGGCGTATAGCTGTTCTTTTTCGCCCATATCCTGAATACCCACCACGGTAGATTCATGGGCTGTACCTTTGACTGGGGTTTGGGGCGATAGCCCCAAGGTTTTGATACACCGGGAAGGTATGGGCGGTAGGTTTGGCGACGCGGGGGTTTGCGTCGCAGCCTACTCCCCCTACTACTGCTTTTTTCCGGCTAACGCCGGACAGGCTTAAAACATACAGGCTAAAGACATACAGGCTTGTGATTGGATTTCCAATCACGGTCCGTGATTGGATTTCCGTGCAGCCGTGATTGGATTTCCAATTACGATCCGTGATTGGATTTCCAATCACGGTTGGGATTCTGAATCTGGGCCGCATTCGCCTTCCCCTTCCTTGTCCATAGCATCCGTGATTGGATTTCCAATCACGGTAGCGCCACGTTTAATGGCCATCGCTTCCGCTACCGGCTCAAGCATAAAATCTGGCAAATCAAGATCGATAAGTTTTCTGATTCGCGCGTATTCGACAGGCTTCGGCATGCGCCCCGGCTTAATCGGCTTGCCTGTTTTTTCGTCGTATCGCGGGACGGGGCAGGAGCCTTCGTGCTTCATGGCGTATTCATCGTGTTCCAACACTTCGTATTCAATCGTGGTCATTCGCCCGCGTGGGGTTTGACGCTGCTTTCTTTTGCCGCGTGCGCCTTGAAGCGGAATAATCCATCCTTTGTCTTCCAACTTTTTCAGCATATCGTCCACTTGCGTTAAACCGCGATTGGTGGCATTCGCCATTCGCACACGCTTGCCGTAAAACTTCAGCGGATCTCCGGGCTTATAGTCCGGGTTTGATTTGCAGGCCGCCACCATGTAGTCATAGGCGAGGAATTCCGCGCCCATGTGCGCGCGCGCATGGCAAGGCAGCGGTTTAATTTCGTACTTCGATCTATCGAGTGTCATGATTGTGGTCGCGATTGCGCGTCCCTATCGAAAGCTTTTCCTGCTCAAGCCTACGAAAAAACATCGGTATGCCGTCATTGAATTCGACTTCAATTTTCCCGTACATCCGGCCACGGATGGCGGAATCTACGGCGGCCTCAAACTTTCGCATTAGTGCTTCTTTGTTCATGTCCGCGCCTTTCACGAATTCTCAATCGCCGCTTTAATTGCTTTAGCAGCCAATTCGAGGGATTGCTGTAGTGCTCCAAGCTCCCAATCGCCAGAGGTGTGCAAAACCACGCATTGACCGGTTTCTTGTTTTGCAGATATACAGCCACCAAAACCTGTAAAATCTAGCCGAATGGTTACTCTGGCACCATGACTGGAATTCCCGCCGCCAAATCCTGTTGTTTCAACTGACAGATGCCCCGGCCCGGCTATTCCTATGTCCGCATCCAGTTTCCAGATTGGTAGTTCATCTCGGTTCATCGCACACTTCTCCTATGCCTAAAATTCGGGCGGCTGGCCGGTAAGCATTGGGAGATGCCTACCGGCCTAAGCCGTTTGCTCTGGGTTTAGGCAGGGCAAAGTCGAAAAAAATGGGGAATGGTTGTTCAGAATCAAACAGCTTCCACCCGCTAAACCAAATCCCGGCCCTTCGGCAATATGCCGGGCGGCTGTTACGGCGCGATTTCCGAAGGTATTAACCAATCAGAAGTACCTTGCCTGCCGCTCGAATCGGCCCGGCCTGCCGCCCAAGGGCCTTTTATTTGGTTAACGCCTTTCGGCCAGATCACAGCCGTAGTACTTTCGTACCATTGGGCGCATCCGGCATACGTGTTAACCTTTAGAAATGGGTAAGCGATTCACACGGAACAGCGAATGGAAGCGGATGCCCCACGCGGATTTCCGGCCTGCCAGCCTTTGGTGGTACCGCAGCAAGGATGATACGCCTGCGGATGATTCTATGGCCGTGATCGATATATATTTGCACCAGTGCTCGCTTGGCCGAACGCTGCCAAGCGATTTTCGTAAGCATCTTCTCGAATGGCTGCGAGACCTGAATTGCCCTGTGAAAATCAGCCAGCGCCGAGATCGCCATTGGACGATTCCAGCCTATGAACTCGCGCACGGCATTAATCCAAAAACACTCTGTAAGCGGATGCGGGAAATGGAAAAAATCGCGCGGCGGCTTTTTCCTAAACATGCGCCTGCACAGCGCGCGCCGATCACAGAAGATGAAAAAGCAGCGATGCGTGCAGACATACTGAAGGGGGAAATTATCGAGGACGTAGCGCAGAAACACGGTGTAAAGCCTTTCCGCGTGGGCCAGATATGCCGCGCGGAAATAGCGCGACGGCGCGATGCCTTCCAAAACGAAGCGGAAGCCCCAGCGCCATCCTTCGATAGCGAGGCAGCCTTCTAGCGCGACTGTGGGCTGTAGTGTGGGCAGTGCAGCGCCGCCGGTAAACCCCGTATAGGCCGCCTAGTACTCTAGATTTATCAATCACTTAGCCGGTAATCCCCACAGGTTTTCCACAGATCGCAATATCCTAAGTCTTGCGCGTCTGCCAGTTCCGCCACTCCCGCAGTGGTTCTAATAATGATACCGGGAATCGGCCTCCGGCCGCTACAGCCACGATAACAGTGGATTGTGAGCGTCCTCGGGAGCATAAT